ATAACAAAAGGAGGAAGTAATGGCAGATAATAATTCTATCAGCTTGGAAACTTTGCAGGAACAGCAGAAAAACCTTTCTGATGTCGTTGCACAATTAAGCGCGACCCGCGCTCAGCTTGAGGAGCAGTTGGCAGCGGTTCGCGCTAACCTATCTACTAATGCTGGAGCCCTTCAGTATGCTAATGCTCTTATTCAGAGTATTACTGGCGAAGGGGCACCTGCGGCCGATGTACCCGCTGAGGCACCGGAAGACGAAGAAGTAGCTCTATAATGTAATTTATTCCATCTATAAATGTTTTAGCAAATTTTTGTTTCATATTTATTTTAGGAGTTTTATAGGTTCTTTTGTAATTGTTAAAAGTTTAACTCTCTACGTGAACAAAAAACTAGGTATATCTTTCTTAATGGCTTCTCAAGCCGCAAGAACTATACAGCTTTATAACATTTATAGATGGAGAAAATAGATGGCCGAAGTCTTTGTCTCGCCAGGCGTCTATACTCAGGAAATTGATGATACTTTCGTACCCGCTGGTGCTGGTACGATTGGTGCTGCCTTGATTGGCCGCACTACATCAGGCCCTGCGTATAAACCTGTGCAAGTAAGCAATTTTGGTGAATTTAGAGATACCTTTGGTGGTCAAGACATAACAAAATATATGCCTTATGCTGCTAAGTCTTATCTTAGAAACGGTTCACCCCTCACAGTAGTACGTGTTCTCGGTAGAGGCACGGTAAACACCGGTCAAGTCGGTGCTATCGCATTTCCTGTTGCTAATGTATACTCAGCTTCAGCTATTAGTGGTACTAATGTCTGTATGGCTGTTGTAAAGAGAAGAAGCACCACCGATCTTTTCGATATTGTTATGAGTGGTACTGTTAGTAACTTCGCCCTTTCTGCTAATGATACTATTGTTAGTGGTCTTTCGCTTGTCGAATCAGATGGCAATTACATTAAGAAAGTATTAGGCGTTGATCCTATACAATCTTATGATGGTGAACAACTTACCGATCTGTATGTAGACGCTGTATTTAATTATGGTAGTGCTGCAGGTACTGTAAGTGCTAATGCAGCTCAGCCAACAATTGCAGGTGCAGCCGCTGATTTTTCAACCATCACTGCTGCTGGCGATTCATTCAATCAAGTCACTGGTGGTTTTTCTGGTGCTGATACTCCGTGGATTGTCTCACAGAATATGAATGGCACTGTTCATAACTTGTTCAAGTTCAGCACTCTGGCTGATGGCAATGTTGAGAATAACAAGTATAAAGTTTCTGTTTCTAATGTAGATGTCGCAGCTTCTCAAACTGCTTATCCTAAGTTTACTGTAAGTATTCGGATGGCTAATGATACTGATGAAGAGCCAATCATTCTTGAGAACTTTACAGATGTTGTATTAGATCCTTCTAACAAGAATTATATTGCTAGAGTAATTGGTGATAGAAGAACGCAGTTTGATTTGTCACAGAATCCGCCTGAAATTCTATTTAATGGTGATTATCCTAATAAGTCTAAGTATGTTAGAGTATTTATGGGTAATTATCCCGCTCAAGCAAGACCTGCTGGATTCCAGGGTGTATCCAGTAACTCTTATGAAAGAGATGGCGTTGGTAGTGTTACTGCTGCTGCTTTACCATTGAAACAAAATCAGCTCAATTCAGTAAATGCTGTTGACTCACGCATTTTTACAGGGGTTAATTTTCAATCGGTAGGTGTTGGTGATCGGTTGAAGAGAACCATTACTTCTGCTTCAGGTACCACAAGCAATGATAATGGTATGTTGGTATTTGCTGCCGCGGCAGATTATGCTGGCTCTGGCAATGTAAGTAACTATACCTTTATTGATCAGCTGGGTAGTAGCTCAGCTAATTTCTCAACTAATAATCCAGTTCGTTTTACCGTACCGATGTTTGGTGGTTGGGATGGATTTGATCCTCGTAAGAAGCAGTTGGAAACTGAACAATCTACTGGCACTGATACTTTGTCTGGTGACTTTGATAGAGCTATTAAAATTCTTTCTAATCCCGATGAAGTTGATTTCAATCTGATTGCAATGCCAGGTATTAGCTCATCTGCCGGTGGCTCGCTCACCGATAGATTGGTTGATATGTGTGCTACACGAGCAGATGCTTTTGCTCTTATTGATATAGCTAATACTACTGCTACAGGCGCAGGCTTGAGTTTGTCGGTAGCAAATGCTATTACTGAGGCACAAAAGTATAGCTCTAACTATGGTGCTACTTATTATCCTTGGGTACGTATTAATGATATTGATAACGATAAGCTTGTATGGGTACCGCCTTCGGTGGCTGTCCTAGGGGCTTACGCATTCAATGATAGAGTGGCGCAACCGTGGTTTGCACCCGCTGGGTTTAATCGCGGTGGTTTGGACGAGGTACTAGAGGTTAGAAGAAGATTAACACAGTCTCAGCGTGATGATCTTTATAATAGTAATGTTAATCCTATTGCCACTTTCCCAGGTCAAGGTATTGTAGTCTTTGGTCAGAAAACTCTACAGGTAAAACAATCTGTATTGGATAGAGTTAATGTTCGCCGTATGATGATTGAGGTTCGTAAGACCATTGCTGGCTTCTCACGACTCTTCATCTTTGAGCCTAACACTGTTGCTACAAGAGAGCGTCTGTTGACTCAGGTCAATGATTATCTTGCAAGTGTACAGGCAGCTAATGGTATCAATGAGTTCAGAGCTATTTTGGATGAAACCACTACTACACCTGATCTGATTGATAGAAACATCATCAAGGGTAAGATCTTCTTGAAACCCACCACCGCAGCTGAAATCGTTATCTTTGACTTCACCGTCACACCTAACGGCGCAGCTTTTAGTGAGTAAAAAACTTAATGGGATGGGGTTTCGGCCCCATCTCGTTATATTTTTTTGATGAGTAGTGTATTTATTATAGGATGTTTATTAAAATAAAAATGAAGATGGAGATTTAGAATGTCACAGCCTTTTGAAGTTAACGCGATGTTGGCTGACACTTTTGAACCAAAGAGACAAAATAGATTTTTGTTTCAGTTTACTGACGATACATTGCCAGCTTATATTGCTAGATCAGCTTCTCGGCCGTCTTTTTCACAGGAAAGTATTACGATTGATTACTTGAACTCCAGACGGTATTTGGCTGGTAAGTTTGAGTGGAATACAATGACCCTCGGGCTTCACGATCCTATTGCTCCCTCCGCGGCGCAGAAGGTTATGGAATGGGCTCGATTGGCGCATGAAACGATTTCTGGTAGAGATGGTTATGCAGCTTTTTACAAAAAGAACTTTAGTTTGATTTCTCTTGATCCTGTCGGAGCTGCTGTTGAGAAATGGGAAATTAGAGGAGCCTTTCTTACCGATGTAACTATGGGTGATTATGATATGGGCTCCAGCGAACCACTTCCTATTGACATTACAGTTCGCATGGATGAGTGCATACTTAGGTACTAAAAATTTTATTAGGGTTTTTTAAATGTTTTTGGAAAGGAAGTAAATGACAGAAATTAATGTCGATTTGAAAGAAGATCAAGAAAAGCAAAAAGAACAACCGATTGTTGTACCACCGGAAAAATTACAACTTACTCCAGAAGAGGAAGCTGCTTTTAGCAGGGCGAGAAATTTGGGACAAAAAGCTGACGAAGTAGCTGGTTTTCAAGTACCAACTGACTTCGTTCAGCTTCCGTCTGGGGGTAAAGTATATCCTGTAAGTTCTCATTTACATAATGTTAAAGAGGTAGAGCTAAGACATCTTACGGCAGCTGACGAAGATATTCTTACTTCTAGATCTTTGCTTAGAAGCGGTAAGGCTATTGATGCTGTTATCTCTGCTTGTTTGGCAGACAAAAGAATTAATGTTGAAGAGTTTTTGTCAGGTGATAAGAATGCCGTTGTTACTTTTCTGCGTGTTAGTGGATATGGCTCTGATTATGAAGTAGAAATGGATTGTCCATCTTGTGGTGAAACAAACGATCATACTTTTGATTTGAGCGATCTCCAAATGAAAACTCTTGATATTGAGCCGGCTGTGGCGGGGGATAATAGATTTAACTTTCAATTGCCACAGACTCAAATTAATCTAGAGTTCAGATTTCTTAATTCTTTACAGGATAAAGAAATTGCGGATGCTCAGGAAAAGATGAAGAAGAGAACTCAATCTCCTATTGATAGAATTGTAACTACTCGTTTGAAGAATGTTATTATATCTATTGAGGGAAATAGTGATCAAGGTTACATCAATCAGTTCGTAGATAATATGAATGTAAGAGATTCGCGAGCCCTTCGTAAATACATGGAAGAGAATACCCCTGATCTTGACATGGAACAAGATTTTGAATGTGTTCATTGTGGGCACAGAGGGGAGGTGGAGATACCGATTACGGTAGGTTTCTTTTGGCCTGAGACCTGAGAATAAAAATCTTGTTTATCGAGAAATATTTGATGTTGTTTATTATGGTAAGTTGAGTTTTTCAGATGCTTATAATATGCCGGTGGCTTTAAGAAAATTTTGGCTTCAAAGAGTAACTGAAACATTAGAAGACGAGAATAAAAGAAAAGAACAAGAATTACGTGCTCAACAGCCGAAGTAATATATCCTCTTATCGTATTTTTTATGGTAAGGGGATATTTATTTTGTGTTATTCCGTGACTCAGGAGATTATCATGTTTGGAATTAAAAAGAAAAGCGAAAGATATCAAATAGACGAAGGCCTCTTTGATCTTTTGAAGATTATAGTCGGTGGCAATTTAGATGTAAAGAAAACACCAGATCGTAAACTTTCTAAGAAAGGGTTGGCGTTGAAGAGGTCAGCTATTGCTTTTGAAAAGGAGCAGTTGGATAAGGCCAGAAAAGAAGGTTTTAAAAATTTAGATGATTATGTTGCTGCAAAGAAAAAAGAACTAGGACTTTAACATTTAAATTGTAGTTGAGAATAAATGGCCAAAAATGATCTTTCCAGAGCAGAAAGTTACCAACAGAAAATGGGTGGTACTCTTCATCTTGCTGTAGAAGAGCTAGCTACAGCTATTGGAGTGGCTGAAAAGGGTGTTGATGAATTTGGGCGCCTTACAGAAGAGGGTGCCAAAAACTTTGCTGAATTATTAGGCGTAGCTGGTAAGGAACAAATAAAAGCTCAACAAGACATTCAGAAACAGACTGATAAAATTCAAGCTGATCTCAATAAGGCTTTTTCCGGTTTGGCAAAGCGTATTCCTATCATTGGAAAAGATCTTGAAAAAGGTTTTGAAAAAATGATGAAGAATATGACCATGCGTATGGATCAAATATTGACCAAAACGTGGGGTAGACTCGGCGCGGGAATGAAGGGAGCTATGAAGGTCGGGGCCGGTGGAATAGTGGCTGCTGGGGCTCTGATGCTCAAACAATTTAGTGAAATAGAAAAATCGTCAGTAGAACTCTCCAAGCAAACAGGATTGACTGGTAAGAATTTAAAAAATCTTAGATCCTCTATGGTAGATGCTCAAAATAGTGGTTATAAGTTCGGTATTTCTATGCAAGAATCAGCCGAAGCTACTGCGGGCATGGTCAAGTCTTTAGGTGATTTCCGAAAAGTTTCATCAGAGATGATAAAAACCGCTTCCTTGTTAGCTAAATACGCTGGGGTGAGTGCTACAGAAGGCGCTGAATTTACTGGAGTGATGATTAAGGGTTTTGGTAAAACCGCTAAACAGGTAATGAATTTCGGCAATGTTATGAAAGATTTCGCTACACGTAGCGGAGTCAATGGACGAAAAGTAATGGCCGACATCATGCAAAACACCAACCTAACTTCCATTTACATGAGTAAGGGTGTGGGATATTTGAAAAGAGCTGCTGTTCAAGCTGCCAAGCTTAACATGAGTATGCAAGAAACCGCCAGTGCTACTGAAATGTTCTTAGACATTGATCAATCAGCCGAAG